GCGGCAGAAGAATATTACAAAAATTTAGGAACACCAAAATCAGTAAGAAAAAGAATTGATAGTCCAAAACATAGCGACTGGTATAGAATTAGAGAAAAGAGAATTTACTCATTCTAAAGGTCGCTTAAAAGATTTACAAATGATGTCCTTGGCATCAAACATCAGTTTCATATATTCTACACCCTTCTTGGGTTTAGTATGTTCTCCACAAGTAAAAATATCACAAACTGCCATACGCTTCTCTGGCCAAGTATGAATGCTAATATGACTTTCAGCAAGCATAGCGACACAAGTTACACCTTGAGGATTAAACTTATGTGAGTGCAACGCAAGCAAAGTTGAGTTGCACTTATCTGCTGTAGCATACACAATATCTCTTACAAACTTTTCATCATCTAAAAGATGAGTGTTTGCTTCTTTTAGTGTAAAAAGAATGTGTTTCATTTAATTGGCTCTAGTGCAATATAGTAAGTCAAGTCAAGATTTGTATTTGTCCATTCAGAAATAAGGTGCTTAGAAACCTTAACACTATAATCACCAGGAAGAACACGAATATTCTCAATCTTAAGATCAAGTGAGTAATTCCCAGTACTACAACCAGAAATGGATTGCTCGTAAGTATTGCTGGTATCATTCTCTTTGTCACTAAGGACGAGTTTAATTACATTCTCTCCTTCTACAGATTCAAATGAAAGATCTGGAAGACTGTAAACAGCAGATGCTTTTTGAAGTTGAATTAGATCTTCACCAGAAAGATTGAACTGCAAATCAGCACCAGGAAACTTTACATTTTTTTCTGGGGCAGACTTGAGCGTAATTTCTGGATCAGAAAAGTAATAGCGAGCAGACTGACGACCGCCACGAATGTTGACAAAATTTTCGTTGTCAAACTCAAGCTGAGGGTTGCTAAACAGAGAGATCCCAGAAAGGAACTGACTAAGATCATAGATAGCGAAGTCAGTTGGGAATACTTCTTCGCCAGTAAACTTTGCAAGAATGTTCTCTGCATTAGAAATAGTTCTAACTGTGGATCCTTTACGGAAGACAATAGAGGAATTGATTGTGCTGAAGTTCTTGAGGACATCAAGGGTCTTTTTAGATAGGATAACTTTACTCATTGAGGATAGGTTTCACGGGTAGCGTTTTTGTCATTAAAGTGAAGCAAGAGGAGACCGTAGTGAAGGATCTTAATGATATCACGACGGGCAGATCCTTTCTTGTCATAGCGAGAAGCATACTTTAGAATATTGCTTCGGCAAAATGCCTCAGCGTCACCACATGCTTCAATCAAATCTAACGTTTGAATGCTGTCGTTACCAGCAGAGTAGTGTTGTCCATAGGTTCCAGAAATGTAATCACGTAGTTCTGTTAATAGAACATCTTCATTATATTTGTTTGCCATCACTTGTTCCATATAAATTTAATATTATCATAGTAACATTCTTGAACATTGCCGTCAAGATCTTTTACATAAAATTTGAAATTGTTGAAATCCAAGATCTTGACAGTCTTGCCATTATTAAGAACGGCAAGACTATCAACGTATTCACGAGTCTGATTCATTTTTGGTTTCTTGATAAACGTCAGCATCAATTTTATCATAGAGTTCAATGAAAGACTGCTTGGTCTCATCATCAAAACGATTGACACAAACTTTGATTGCCTTCATGCGATCACCCCAGATAGCAAATGCTCGCATAATATGAACAAGGCGACGAGTAGAAATTACTTCATCAATACCCCCATCTTTAAAAGTTTTACGAATAATATCTGCCCAGTTGGCAAGGTTTTCGCAGAAGTCATGATCGTCAACAGCAAGAGAAGTAGCAACCTTTTTCAGGATTTTGCTCTCAATTGCAGGAGTAGGATACTCTTGTTCAAAAGTCAGGGCAAAACGCTCAAGGAATGCTTCGTTGAGAACATTGGTGCCAATAAAGCGACCATCATCAGAACCTTTGCCTTTGGTGTTAGCAGTAGCAATTACATTAAAACCAGCAGCAGGTTGTACATACTTACCAATCTTCTTCAGGAAAATACCCTTACCCTCAAGGATAGATTGCAGACACAGGATCTTGTTAGATGCAAGATCAACCTCGTCTAGAAGCAGCACAGCTCCACGCGAAAGAGCCTCCACGACGGGTCCATTATGCCAGACAGTTTCGCCATTAACAAGACGGAACCCACCAATAAGATCATCCTCGTCAGTCTCAATGGTAATATTGACGCGAATCAACTCTCTATTTAGAGCAGCACATGCTTGCTCTACAGAGAAAGTTTTACCATTACCTGATAGACCAGTGATGAAGGTGGGGTAGAAGATACCAGACTGGATAATCTTCTTTACATCAGTAAAGTTCCCGAACGGGACATAATTATCATCCTTGCTAGGAACAAGGTTTTGATGTTCCTGATCGGTAACAGCAATGACAGAAGCAGCAGGTGCTTGGTAAGTCTGCTCAAGCTTTTCCGCAATAGTCAAGTTCCAAGTGCTACGCTTAACATAAAAATCGCGAAGGCGTTTGGTAGCAGTAGGATAAGTCACGCCAAAGTGATCACATGCAGCACGAACGTGATCAGCGTTGATGTCATTACCATAAGTTTCAGAAAGATAAGAAGTAAGTTGAGAAGTAGTCAGGTCAGACTTGGCAGGCATTGGTGTCTTGCGTTGATGTAGTTATTATAAAGGGTTTAGGTCCAGCACGGAGAGTGAATGGACAGTTTTACAAGTGGGCTTTTAGACCATCAGGAGTTTCAATATAGCGAAATTTTATTTTTTCTGATAGAGCAATAATTGTTTCAATAGAATCATTGCAGTTTACATTAACTTTATCAACGTTGGTATGTGAATATTCAATGTTCAATTGTTCTTCCAAGCACGATGTAACTTTATTAGTTGACTTTTTTCCATATTTGTTAACATGCTCAGTGATTGATTTACAAAAAACATTCATAGAATCTTCATAAGTTTTTGAAATAAAAACATCGGTATAAGTACCATCTTCATTTCTTTTTCTTTGTTTCCAATTTTCCAAGGGAAATTTATCTTTAAATCCTGAATAACGTGATTCAATAATATTATAAATTATTTCTTGAGATCCTCTATTGGTTTTTAATTTTTCAATTTCGGAGTAACATTTGCTTTTTAATTTTTTCATTTCCAATTTACCTACGTTGTAATGAATTCTCAAAGCATAAGAAATTGGATTTTCTGTTTTGTTTTTGTAGCTCATAAAAACATTGAAGATAAATTGAATTTTATTTATTTCTAATTATAGAGAAATGAGGGAAAGAAGTCAAGCAATGTTTTCAATAAATGAAGAAAGCAACTTTTTATTTGTAGATTTTGAATTCAACATTTTCTTAAATGCTTTGGAGATGTCTCCTTTTTTAGCACCAGACTCAACATCAAATTCTACTTCTTCATCAATTGCGCTGTTTTTAATTGCATAGAGAGATGTATAACTTTTAGGGAAAGGAATAATGGCAGACTTATCTTTCTTCCACTGCTTCTGGACTTGATCATAGTGAGCAAGACTAGCATAAGTGCTAACAAAATTAGATAGGCCGCTGCCACCCATGATACGGAAACCAAGAACATTCACACCAGAATTACGATCACGCAGTTGCTGGATGAAAGTGTTAGTCACCTCTCCCCAACCATCATTCATAGAGTATACACGTCCAGTCTGACGATCACGAAGAATAGTGTTACATCCAAGACGGCGAGGACGAACATAATACTCATCAGTATGGTCGTTATAATACTTGCGACCATAAGAAGACTGACAAGCTTCACCATCAGTCAAGATACAAACATTGACCTTCTGGAGATCGTTCTGTTTCTTGAACTGAGGGATGATGTAGTTGAGCATCACAATACCCTCATTCAAAGGAGTGCCAGACAGAGTTACACCAGTAGTGGTGGGATAACTGCAGTGATAGACATAAGCGTATGCCTCACGATACAGATTCAGGCACTGACGCTCATAATCCTTGGAGTTAGAGCGAGAGGAAACCATGTTCATCAAATGGAACATGTCTTTCTGAAGAAAGATCTTACCTTCTTCACAATTTTTCTTAGAGAAGTATTCTTCGTTAGAGATGTATTCTTCTTTACCTTCCTTGGCACGACGAACAGCATAGAACTCATTGGTAAAAGCATATACCTCAAACGGGATCTGAACTTTCTTACAGAAGGCAGTCAGGTTCAGCATCTGCTTGACGGTTGCCAGGATCTCACGCTGCATAGAACCAGACCAGTCAAGTAAAAACAACAGACCATGATTCTTACCATCAGGTAGCACAGTTACTTTCTTAAAGATGTCATCAGAATACTTATAAGTATGTAACTTAGTAGTGTCAAGAACACCAGTCTTAGATTGACCAGCACGAGCGTAAGCGTCAGCAGACTTACGGCACTCAAACTCTTTAACAAGGTAGCTAACCTCCTTCTGCGATTGCTTACGAAACTCTCTATAAGATTTATCTACATCATCGTAACGATCAGAGCGATCAATAGCATCGCCACCAGCAAGGAATACCTCACGTTGCTCATCAATCCAGTCATGGACTTCAGTCCAGTCAGCAATGTAGGTAGGAAGATCCACACTATCAGGTATCTCAATATACACAGGATTGTTAGCAAAACGATCGGTCAATTTCTCAGCAGCACGATCAAAGTTGCTCTGAGTTTCAGAACCTTCTTCGCCAGGTTCATCGCCCATCTCTTCCCCACCCTCTTGCTTCTGAGAAGACTGATTGCCAACGGGGGCATCTTCGTTGGCATTACTTTCTTCGTTGGCATTCTCTTGCTGCTCACCACCTTCTTGAGTGGATCCATTAGTGGAACCACCCACACCTTGAGTAGATTGTTGGGATTGCATTTCCTCAGGTGCTTGCTCCTGCTGCTTCTCTTGCTTACTAAAGTTGAACAAGTCAACAGCAATCTCACAGACCTCAGCAAAGGTCTCGGCAAGATCAGTACGAGTAACGAACACTTGCTCCTCAACAGAGAATGGAATCATGGCACTAGCACCAATCTTGAAGTGCAGGTTGATACGATCAATCAGACTAAAGGTACTGGGGTCTTCACCTTCAATACCAAAGAAGTCAGCATCATTCAGTTCTTTATATCCACCAGCAAAAGACTTACGTAGACCAGGATACTTACGCTTCATCAACTTCTCAATGCGAGCATCTTCAATCACATTGATGAAGTCTTTAGGACAGTCATGCTCAGCAGTCCAGTCTTCATTAGGAGTGAAGAGAGCATGACCTACCTCATGACCCACCAGCATGTCGTATACGACGCTAGAAGCGCGGTCCCAGTTAGGAAGGGTCAACACACGACGATCAACGTCAAAGGACGCTGTAGAGACCTTACGATGCTCTACGATGAGGTTCTCAGTTGCCAGCAGACGGGCAAGGTTACCTTTAATCTCTTGTGATGACATGCTTCTCTTGCGTTGATGACATTAGTATACACAAAAAAAAAGGTGCCCGAAGGCACCCCTAGTCCAGTTCTGAAACTGTCTCTTGTATGACAGAGAAGTTTTTTTCTTTTACTGCAGTAAGAGTTCTGTCAAATTTACCATCAAGATTCTCACGATGACTGATAACATAAACGTTTGATTTGTCATCAAAGTTACGAAGGATCCAACTAAGATCCATACCACCTTGTTGATCTAGAGAACTATCAAAAATCTCATCAAGAATCAAAAGATTAGTATCCACGCTATTCTTAAGTTTAGCAATAGAACGCCAAGTAAGCAAGAGAGCGATATCAATACGAGATTTTTCTCCTTCGCTGAAACTATCATAAGAAAATACGTCACGGTATCTAGATTTAATTATCTCTTCAAAGTTTTCATTCAACGTAAAATTGACATAAAAATCCATACGTTGAAGATACTGATTGATGAGTTGGTTCATTGCTGGGAGATAAGTTTTGATAATTCTAGTCTTAATCCCATTGTCTTTCAACAATTGCGATGCCACTAATAGTGTATCACGATCCTTCTTGTACTCGGCAAAGGTTTTACCAAAATCTTTTTTTTCTGTAACAAGACCTTCAAGCTTAATAAACTCTGCTTTTTTGTCTGGATTGCTACCTTCTAGTTC